ACGTTGACCGGGGATACGGGAAGAAGGAGCAAGTGACACTTGAAGGTGGGCAGAACCCAATTAACGTAAATCATACTATAATACCTATTGCGGCACTGAACCTCCCGCTTGAGACTAAGAGGGAGATTTTAAAGGCGATGGAGGTATGGGAAAGAACGAAAGCCAAAGAGGATGAGTCTAGCACTGAGTAAAGAAGAACTCCAAGGGGAGATATGCAGAGAATCATTTTATGATTTTTTGCAAACTTTCTGGGAGGTGATAATTCCTGAGAAACCTATTTGGAACTGGCATCTGAAATATCTCTGCGACGAACTCCAAAGAATGGCAGAAAGAGTTTTTAAAAAGGAGCCAAAGGAATACGACCTCATCATCAATATTCCTCCCAGCAGCACAAAATCCACCATCTGTTCCATTATGTTTCCGGCTTGGCTTTGGACTCGGATGCCTACCTGTCGGACCATCTGCGGTTCTCATACTGCTTCGCTGGCTCTTGACCTCTCCAGGCGTTCCCGTCTAGTAATTACCTCTGAAAAGTACAGATTACTTTTTCCAGAGGTCAGGCTCGCTGAGGACCAATCCGCAAAAGGATATTATGTGACCTCAAAAAACGGAGGGCGTTTGGCTACAATGGTTGGAGGTGCTGTCACAGGATTCCACGCACATTTTGTGATTGTTGACGACCCTTTGGACCCAAAGAGAGCCGCCAGTGATGCAGAACTTAAATCAGTTAATGACTGGATGACGGAAACTCTCCCAACCAGAAAAGTTGATCAGAGAATTTGTCCTACCATCTTAATCATGCAACGCCTGCACCAAAACGACCCAACGGGAGAGTGGCTTGAGCGCACTAAGGGGATCGGGATTAAACATATCTGTTTGCCCGCAGAAGATTCTGACCGTGTGAGTCCATCTTTTTTACGAGAAAAGTATCGTGATGGGTTGCTAGACCCTGTCCGCATGTCAAAAAGAATTTTGGAAGCATCTCGCAGCGAGTTAGGCGATTACGGTTTTGCGGCGCAGTTTGAACAGACGCCAATCCCCAAAGGAGGTGGCGAGTTTAAGATCGACAGGATTATATTGGAAGACCGTTGCCATTGTGAGATGGTGCGAAAAGTCCGTTACTGGGATAAAGCCGGAACGAGAGGGGCCGGATGTTACACGGCTGGTGTTTTGCTCGGGGTGGATAAGAATAAATGCTTTTGGCTTTTGGACGTTGTACGAGGCCAGTGGGATGCGTACGACCGTGAAAGGATTATTAGACTTACTGCGGAGGCAGATGGACGTCCTGTGGAAATCGGTATTGAACAGGAGCCCGGGAGTGGCGGTCTTGAATCAGCTCAGAACACGGTCAGGAACTTGGCTGGTTTTACGGTGTTTAAAGATAGACCCACTGGAGATAAAGCGACACGGGCTGATCCGTTTGTCGTCCAGGTCAACGGAGGTAACGTCCGGATGCTCAAAGGAGAATGGAACCGGGATTATTTGAACGAATTATTGTACTGGCCAAACTCAAAATACAAGGACCAGGTGGATGCTTCCTCCGGGGCTTTCTTGAGGCTCTGCCAGGTGAAGCGCAGGATTGGTGCTTTGTAAGAGGAACTGAAAGGATATTATGGAACAAAAAAACGCTATCAAAAAAGGGGTTAAGAAAACCCCTAAGAAAAAAGGGGATGCAAAAATCCAACAAGAGATGCACACCATGGCTAAGGAGCTCATCTCTAACGCTCTCACGACCAGGTCCCAACTCTGGCACACTCTTATTGACGAAGGGGGGAAAGACCTAAACCGAGACTGTGGGTACCCTGAGTCTATATCAGCTCAAAATTACTCTAATTTCTACGACCGGGAAGGTATAGCCGCTCGGGTGGTAGAGGTATGGCCAAAGGAATCTTGGGCGCAGGCCCCCTTGATCTATGAGACGGAGGACCCTTCCCAAAAGACAGCGTTTGAACTTGCTTGGGATGAGCTCGTAGAAACGAAGCATCTTCTCGCGGTCTTGCAACGGGCGGATATCCTTTCAGGGGTAGGTCGTTTTGGGATTATCCTGATTGGTATCGATGACGGGAAAGAGATGTACGAGCCTGTCGAAGGTTTGGACGAGACAGGCAATAGGATTGGGACGCAGGAAGAACAATCGCGGAAGTTGCTTTTTCTGAGGGCATTTCAAGAGTCCGTTGTCCAAATTGATACACTTGAACAAGATATCACCAATCCTCGTTTTGGCTTACCTTTGATGTACGCAATAACCTTTAATGATGGGAAAAACTCATTCTCTAAGAGGGTGCATTGGCACAGAGTAATTCATCTGGCCGATCGCCGGGAAATGTCGGATGTTTACGGAATCCCCAGGATGCAAAGGAGTTACAACCGCTTGCTAGATGCCCGGAAGATTCTGGGAGGTTCTGGGGAGATGTTCTGGAAGGGTGGTTTCCCGGGCTACAGTTTTGAGGTTAATCCCGGGATGGACAGTACAGCAGAGCTTGATACATCGTCGTTACGCTCAGAAATGGAAAATTACATGTCCGGATTGCAACGATATCTTGCATTGGAGGGAGTGACAGCAAAATCGCTCGCTCCACAGGTGGCGGACCCGAAGTCGCATTTAGACTGCCAGCTAGCGGCAATAGCCTTGGCTGAGGGGATACCGCAAAGGATACTTTTTGGGAGCGAGCGAGGTGAACTTGCCAGCTCACAGGATGCCCGGGCATGGCAGGGGCGATTGAAGGAGCGGCAGGAAGGATATCTGACACCTTTTGTGATTCGACCGTTTGTGGATCGGCTGATCGCTTTGGGAGTACTTCCCACGCCTGAGGAGGGTTACATTGTGTTCTGGCCTGATTTGGGGACGCAAACAGCGCAGGAGAAGGCGGAGGTTGTGAGGACGTGGGCCGATGCCATGTCGAAATATGTCGCTGGGGACGTTTCTCAAGTGGTACCCATTGACGCCTTTTTGTCGATCTTCGGTGGCATGGGGCAAGACGAAATTGACTTGATTACTGAGAGCCTGAAAGATTCCATAAAGATGGAGGAAGAGTTTGGGAAGGAACTAAATTCTAAAACCAAAAAAGAGCCCGCTTCCGAGGAGGAAAGTATCTCGGAGGAGAATAGCAATCAAGGGTAGTATGGAAAAGATCATCAAAGCAATTCTTGAAGCTCTCCTATCCTTTTTTTGGCCTAAGTTAGTCGCTCCTAAGGAGGCCGAGGACGGGGAGCCTGTTGGTTCGAGGGAAGAGAAGTTGAGAGAAAAAATCAAAGAGGACACGAAGTCGAAGCTTCCGATTTGGATATTTCTCACGCTCTTGTTGGCCGCCGGGTGTACGACAAAAACAGTGTACGTTCCTGACGGGAAGGCTATTCAGCTTCGGCAACAGGTGCGAAACGTTCGGGTATGGGTCTGGGATAAAGATGGGAAGCGGGTGGCTGGCAAGATGACCCTGCCTGAAGGTTGGTATGCCTTACCATTAGAAGAGGAAGAAGGAAATACGAATGAGTCCACGCAAGCGCAATAAAAAGCGAAGGGGTTCTTTTGATCCTTCGAAAACCACAACCCTGAGGCAGGCTTTTATGCGCTCCATGGCCAGACGGATTCTGGCTCTGAAAAGGGGGATTAGAAAGTGGCTAGTGGAAGAGGATGAACTCGGGCTGGTTCCAAGGAAACCTTTTAAGCTGTCTACTCATAAGAGGACTTTTCAGTTCGTTTCATCTCCCGATAAGGTATTAGCCTTTCGCCAGTGGTTCCAGAGACAGGTGAATGAGGGGATTTTGGAAGTTGACCAACTGGAACAGCCTTGGAGTAATGAGTACGTGAACTCGGCATATCGGAAGGGATTAGTCCACTCGTACCTTGAGAGTAAGCGGGACCTTTTGACTGATGCGAGGGCATATTCCGCAACTGAGCGAGAGTTCTTGCGGGAGGCTTTTGCGTCTCCTGAAACAACTTCTAAAATCCAGATGATTTATACCCGGACCTACAATAACCTAAAGGGGTTCTCGGATGAAATGTCGACACAAACGAGTCGAATTTTGGCAGATGGTTTAGCGAAAGGTCTTCACCCGGAGCAGATTGCTGAAGATATGTTTTTTTCGATCGATGGACTTTCTCAAAAAAGAGCAATGGTGATTGCTCGGACGGAGATTATCCATGCGCACGCTGAGGGACAGCTGGATGGTTATGAGAAGCTTGGGGTGCAAGATGTTGGTGCGGATGTTGAGTGGAGTACGGCGGGAGACTCCCGGGTTTGTTCTGAGTGCGCTGAAATGGAGG